CCATTTGGCCAGATCATTCAGGCGGTCGTATAGAGCAAAATCGCGCATAAAGACAAATTATCAGATAACAGATTACAGGGAATCGCAGGCAGCACGCACACCCGTATTGCTATTCACATTCCACGGACCATTGTGCAGAATGGCGCAGCGGGCGCCCGCCTGGGCGCCACTGGACCAAGGGCCGCCGAACACGCCGCACTTAAACTCACCCCCGTACCACTGCCCGTGGTCATGGGCGGCATCCTTACCGGTGTTCAGGTCGTCTTTCCACCCCACGCCGGTCGAACGGTCGTGGAACTGATTCATCACTTGGTAGAGGTTGCCTGCCGGTTGATCCATCCCCAGGCAGGACACGGCGGCAAAGCCGTAGCCAGCGTGGTTGCCCGTGTTTTGACGGGAGGCTGCCCCGGTCGCGCCTTGCGGCACCCCGTAGGCGCCCGCTTTCATTTCCTCGTACGTCGGCTTGCGACACCCGATGTTCCTTAGCATCCGCGTGTAGTCGTCATACGAATACCCTTCCGTCCCCGTCAGCGGCACGGCGCCATACGCGCTGCGAATCGTGGTGTCAGGCCATGCAACCACGTCCTCGGACATGAGGTAGATCGAAAGCCACACGCTGCCGGGGATCGCCTCGAAAAAGCCGGTCGGGTCGCATTTGGGCCGGTGCCGCAAGTCCCACACGCTGTTCGGGATGATCTGCGTGGTGACGGTAGCCGCCGCGCTGTAGGCGTCCGCAATGGCGCGCACGCGGCCGAAGTGAAAGCCGCCGATCTTGCGGGAGTTGCCGGAGGTGTAGCCGGTGGGCACGGTGCTGTTCTTCGAGGCGACAATCTGCGCCACGCCGCTGGCGTGCTGGGTGGCGTAGAGGTAAATGTCGTCGCCAAGCGCAAGCGCCGTGAACGATCCATCGTTGTTGGTCACCGGGTCCCAATTCGCCTGGTCCGCCAGGGTGTAGCCCTGCCCGTTTCCGCCGATATTCACCATGCCGCCGGGAAGGTGCAGCGTGTCGCCAGTGCCTTTCTCGATCCGCCCGAACAGCGAAACGAATCCGCCCGCCATCGCCGGGATGGCTGTCATATCTCCGGTCGCCATTACGCTGCCCCCTCAATCTGCGAAATCATGCTCTCGACCTCGGACACCGTCAGGCCGAGCCGGTAAATCCACGCACTCGGGTTGTCCTGCAATCGGTATTGCGAGATCACGCCCGTCTCGTCATCCGTCATTACCCGATAATCCGGCTCCGGCCCATCCGGTGATTCGCCGGCATTCAGGGTTCGGTCGAAGAAATACGCGAATCGGTTATCAATCAGGCCGCGCAGGTAATTAAGGCCGCGCTCGATATTATCCGGCGTAGCCCACTCGCTGCCGAGATAACCCATGAGCAAATCAATATCGTGTCTGGTTTGTATGGTGCTGGGGTAGCCGTGCATTATTGCTCCTTGAGGTAAGGGATGCCGCTGTCTGCTGCGATCACATAACTGGATGACGTGGTTCCGTCGAAAATCACGTTGTCTCGGAACCGGGCGGCTGATTCGGCGGTGAGCCGAAGTTGGCAGGAGTCGCCAATGGCGAACGTGCCGGCTGTCGTGCCTTCCTGTGCGCGCTCGACGGTCAGGTCGTTGGTCGCCACGGCGGTGACCTTGACGATCTCGTGGTTCGACTCGACGCCGCCGGTCTCCTGGTAGAGCGTGACGAGGAACCAGTCGCCGGCCCCGAGTGTCGGGAACACGCTGGCATCCGTGACGCTGATCGTCGTGTCGGTATCGAGTACCGATGCCGAGAGCTTGGTGGCCGCGTTGTTTGCGAATAGCTGCATGACGCGCCTCCCTTACGCCCCGCCCTCGGTCAGCGTGGCGGATTGCAGGGTGACCTGGCCGTTGGTGACGATGGTCGTGGTGCTGACGATGACCTCGGCACCGCTGCCGGACACGCCCACGTCGGCATCCATCACGAACGTGTCGGCGCTGTCGGTGATGCGCGCCCAGGCGGCGGTGCCGTCGGCCACGGCCGTGCCCTCGACGTTGGTGGCGTCGAAGGTGAGCACGCCGCCGGATGCCGCCGGTGCGGCCGGGTCGTTGAGGGTGAGCGTGGCGAGCAGCACCGGCACCTCGCCGACGAACTCCCAGGTCACGCCGCCGTCGGCCACCGTCCCTGATGTCGTCGGCCAGGTCGGCTCGGTCGATCCGCTCGTGCCAGCGACCGTACAGCGGTAGTAGTAGCCGTTCGCCGTCGTCGGCTGGGCCGTGTCGCCCACGGAATAGGCCGTGCTGGCCGCCCAGGCAGTCGGGGATGCGCTCCCGCCAGTCGCCGGCCGCGCGGCTGAATAAATCTTGATCTTGCCGGCGACGGTGCCGCCGTCGATCTGTGCCAGTACCGCGTCCGCGCGGGCGTTGCGGGTGGTTTCGCTAATGCCGAGTGCCATGATCAGGATTCCTCCAGGGTGAGAGACCAGCGCCACTCCGCGGCTTGAGGGTCGAACGATTCCTCGGGGCCGTCGGAGTAGCCGGTGGTGGGGTTGCCGAGCATCTGCCCGGCAATGGTGACTTCTGCGGCCCAGTCGACCGCGGAAAGCGTGGGCGGCACCCAGCCGGTGCCGGAGATCCGCACGCGGCGCTTGCGCCAGACGGTTTGCCGGGCCGCACTGCCGTCGGACAGGCGGTGGGTGGTCGCGCCGCCGAGCGGGGTAACGGCGATCTGCGGGTCGAGTTGTTCGGTGTCGGCCAGTTCCACGCCGTTGACGGTCAGCGGGTCGAGCCAGGCGCTGGTGCTGGACGGGGTAACGCTCGCGGGGTCTTTCCAGTAGCTCATCGCGCACCTCCGTACATGGCCGCGGCCCGCTTGAGTTGCCGGGTCACGTCACGATCGGCGGTGACCGGGCCGAACTGCTGGCCGCCGAGCGTGAGATAGACGGTGTCGCCGCCAGAGTCGCCGCCGCCGGATGGAGCGGGCATCTTGAGCGACGGCATGGACAGGTTGTTGACCAGCCCGCCGCTGGCGAACTTGGGCATCCGCAGGCCGTTGATCTGGTCGAAGAACCCCCGACCGAACCGGCGCACGGCGGCGGCCTTGATGACGTACTCGCCGTTCGACAGGCGGGCCAGCATCGAGTCGCTGGTGCCGGTGCCGGTGCCACGGATCAGGCCGCCGGTGGCAAAGCCTGGGGTGCCTTCCAGTAGGCTGTCGGCTCGCTTGCTGTACTTGGTCTCTTTCTCGGCCAAGCTCACCGGGATGACCAACGGGTTCTGCTCCAGTCGCTTCTGCAACTGGGCCCGCAATTGGTCAGCACTTGCGTCCGCTGCATCCCCATCAAATCCGATGCTGATCTGCTGGAGCCATTCGGCGTCTTCCTTGAGCTTCTGAACTGCCGACGCTGCCCGATCGACCTCTGCGCTTGCCTCGGCCTCGGCCGCGTTCTGGGCATCCATCTCGGCGCGCTGCGCTTCTTCGACCACGCCACGCGCCTGGTTGAGCAAGGTGCCGAGCCACGTCTCGCTGACGCTGCCCGCCTGATCGGCCGCCTCGATGAGTTCTCGGGCGCGGTCGGCATAGTCGACGGCGCTTTCTGTGTCGCCGGACTGGGCCGCTCGTTTGCCGCGGGCGACCTGCGTGTAGATGTCGAGGTACTCAGGCCCGTCACTGTCGCCACCAGATAGGTCTCTCGCCGTCTCGTCGAATTTCTCCAGCTCACTACGGTGACGTTTTTCTAGGTCGACGCGCTCCTTCTGCAGATCCTCGATGCGCTTGTTCGCATCCTCGTAGGCCTTGAGTTCGGCGGCCATCTGCTTCTGTATTTCAGCCCGCATGTCGGCCTTGATGTCCGCCACCTTGTCGGAGATTCCCTGCTCGATCTCCTCGCGATCGTCGGCGTAGTCCTCCAGGTCGCGCAACGCCTCGCGGCGGACGCGCAGTTCCTCGGCAGCGGCGCGTGTCTCGGCGCTGATCTCGCCACCGGCCACACGGTCGGCCTCGCCGAGCTGCTGCAAACGCGCCGCCCAATATTTCTCCGACCGATCCAGGCGATCGGCGTAGATCTTGCGCTCGTAGGCGTTCAGGTCATCGAGTGCCTGCTTGTTCTTGACCACCGTGTCGCGGTCGATCGCGTTGATCGACGTATCGCCCTCGAGGCGCTGCCGGCGCTCGTTCTCGGCGCGCATGATTTCGTTCTGCTGCCGGCGTACCTCGTTCAGGTGATTGATAAGCGCCACCGCGCCCAGGGCAACCGCGCCGATGCCACCGGTCAGGGCGACCATTCGGATGGATGATAGGGCTCGGATGGCGGCCGCTGCCCGGCCGGCTGACTTGCCGGTAGCTGCAAGCGTTGCAGGTGCGCCCTTGAGGCGACCGATCGAGCCAGCAAGAGCGGCAACAGATGTGGCCGCACCGCGCAGGATGGAAAATGCCTTGAGGGCCAACTTGAGGGCCAACAGGGCGGCCACGGTGTAGCCGATCTCTTGGCGCAGGTCATACAGCACCAGAACAAAGTCCTTGGTCGCGTCGGCCGCATCGATCAGGGCGTCACTGATTGCCTCGGCGCGCTCGGCGAGCTCGCCGGACTCGGCCATCTCGGACAGGGTTTCGTTGAGGTCGCCGATCTCGTCGGTGAGGTAGTCGAGGAACCCGGCCTCGGCGATGGTGCGCTGCACCTGCATCCATTGGTCTTGCAGGTTGGAAAGCTGGCCGTTGAAGGTGTCCATCTGCGCGGCGGCGGCGCCCGAGTTCACCCGGCCCATCTCGGCGATCAGGCCACGGATTGCCTCGCGACCAAGCTCACCGTTCGACGACATGTCTTGAAGCTCGGCGTTGGTCTTGCCGGTCGACTCGGCCAGCAGTTCCCACACCGGCACGCCGCGCTCGATCAGTTGCAGGATTTCCTCGCCCTGGAGCTTCTGCTTGCTCCATGCCTGGCCGAGTGCGAGCACAATGCCCTCGAGTTCCTGCTGACTGCCGCCGAGGGCGGCTGCCTGATCGGCAATCGCCTGATAGGTGCCGTCCATCGGGTCCATGCCGAACGCCTTGAGGCGGGTGAATCCTTTGGTCACGCCGTCAAGCTGGAACGGGGTGTTCTGAACGAAGTCCTCGATCCACGTCATCGCCTTTTCGGCGTTCTCGCTGCTGCCCGTAAGCGCCTCGAGCTGCTTGCCCATCTTCTCGAACTGAGCGCCCGTGCTGATAATCCCGCCGATCTGGTTGATCGCGGTCTGCACGGACAGGTACGCGCCAGCCAGCGCGCCGACTCGGGCGATCAGCGATCCAATCGACGCGCGGTGGCTGCCGATGACGCCATTGGCGCCGCGCATTTCGGCCTTGAGGGCCGCGATCTGCTCCTTGCCGGCCTTCTGCCCACGCGCAAGCTCACGACCGGAGACGCGGCCATCCTTGCCGAGCTTGCGCAGGGAGTCGCGCACCCGGTCAATGTCCGCCTTGATCTGGCGGCTGGACCGGATGCCAAGGGAGTCGAAAACGCCGTCGAGCGAGTTGCTGGCGCTCTTGGCCGTCTTCGATACATCACGGAGCGAGCCCTTGGCCTGACCCGCAAACTGGCGCAGTCCCGCCTGGGCATTGCCCTGGTCGAGTCTGAGCTTGAGCGCGAGATCAAAATCGGCCATCGGTGGCTCCGCTATTCATGAATAGAGCCCGGCGTTTACTTGGCCTTTGCGGCCTCGTTGGCCTCCTCTATCGCTTCGAGGTAGACCCGCCAGGGGTAGTGCCAGACGCCCGCGCCGTGTCCGCTACGGACGAGCGTGCTGACGTTCTTGCTTAAGAGCCGGACGCGCCGGCTGAGGCCATCCGCTGGCCTGCCTTGTTCAGCCGGTCGCGCATCCCGAAAAAATCGGGATTCAGGCCCTTGGCCGTCTCGGCGATCTTCGCGAGCGCCGATTGCGGTAGGTCGTCCATGTCCTCGACGGTGAGGTCGGTCAGGCGGGCCAGGTCACGCAGCGACAGGTCGCCACGCAGGAACTCGCCCACGATGTCCGCTTCCTCGGCGGCCTCGCTCTCGAGGTCGGCCAGCCATTGGCGGACCTCCCCCACCGTCAGCTCCCGCACCTCGACGGCGCGGTTCTCGCTGATCTTCACCTTCTTGGTGACGGCCAGTTCACTCATGCGTCAGCTCCTTACGCCGCTGCCTCGACCTTGTAGTACTGGCTCACGCCGGTACCGGTCTTGGTGGTGTCGATCATCATCTCGCCTTCCAGGGTGATCTCCGCGAACTCGTCGCCGATCATGGGAAGCTCGTTGCCGATGCCCGGCTGGAACCGGTAGGCGTGAAGCACGACCGACTTGCCGCTGTCCGCCTCGTTGAGGCCGTCGAAGTACAGCTCGTAGGTCTTGCCCGATTGGGTCATGGCCTCGATGACTTCGCGCGCGCCGATGTCGGAGGTGATTTCGATGCTGGTGGCGTCGGTGATCGTGCCGCCGTCAAGGATGAAGATGCCGCCGGTGCGGATCTCGTAGTCGGTGCCTTCGACGTAGGTTGCGCCCGTGCCGCCGGCGTCCTCGACCGTGACGCTCGTCGGGCTCGGGCCAACCGGGATGAAGCCGCCGATGTAGGCCGTGGCCGTGATCAGGCTCGCGGTGGCTGCCGTTTCCTCGCTGCCGGTGCCTCGGGTGATGGCCGCCATGGTCTTGAGGATCAGGTCGTGCAACGTGATCGAGCAGGTGACGCTGTCGATGCGCCGGATGCTCGCGTAGTTGCCGCCACCTGCCTGGGTGTAGTCCGGCAGGTTGACCTCGTTGTCCTCGGCGGAGATCGACAGGGCGCTTACGTTTCCGACTTCGGCCAATGCCTCGGCCGCGCCTGCCTCCCGCATGTACACCCGGCCTTTGCCGATGTATGGGCGTGTGCTGACTGCCATGGGTTAGTCCTCTCTGGTCGTCTTGGTCGCGGTGCCGCGCTTGCGGCGTCCGCTGGTTTTGGGTGCCTCGCGCTTGGCGCTATCCTCGCCTGACGTTTCCGCCGGGGTCGGCTGCGGTGCCTCGCGCTTGGCTTTCTGATCGCGGGCGGCGGCTTCGCGCCGCGCCCGGTTGAACGCTGCAAGTCCCATGGCCTTACCCGTTGGTCACGATGGCGGCGATGCGGACGTTCTTGCGCTCGTAGGCGCGATCCCAGTTGAGCGCGTTCTCCAGCTCGGTGTTGGTCGGGGTGGCCCCGGCTACCGATGCGGACTGGAAGGCGATGCCCCGCGGGTGCATCAGGAAGTGCGAGCGGGTGACCAGGTACTCCTCACCGGCCAGCGAATCGCGGTCGGTCTCGGTGGGTACCGGTGCGCCGCCCTGCCCCATGCCGATCGCGCCAGCGCCGAACAGGTAGCTGGTGTACTCCGGGGCGGTGTCGGTGCCCGCGGCGCCACCAGCCGGGGTGTAAGGCATGCCGTCGTCGACGATCACGCGCAGGCCACGGTAGATCTCGATCTCCAGATCGCCCTCGGACTCCTTCTCGAAGCTGATCGAGTCGATCTTCTGGAGGTTGTGGTAGACCGTGGAGTGCATGGCGATGCCGGTCAGACCACCAAGCGCGTCACCGAAGGTCGCCTTCGCGTCTGAGAACACGTCGGCACTGAACTTGGTGTCGGTGGTGATGTCGGCGTTCGTATCGCCAGAAACGTCAACGCGCATGTCACCGGCGTCGTTGGCGACGTTGTCGGCAATCGCGCCCTTGACCGAGGCCAGTGCGACCCGCTGCATGCGGCGCTGCCAGTAGCGAGAAACGCGCTCTGCGACATCCATCATCGGGTCGTCGCCGGCCAACGCCTTGGCGAGGTCGTTGACGCCCCAGGCCTTGCCGCGCATGTGCAGGACGGCGATGTCCTGACCGGAGGTGAGAGCCGCCGGGGTGAGCGCACCGGAGTCGCTCAGCACTTCGTCATCGCCGGTCAGGTCTTTCCAGAACGGCATGTTCAGGGTCTTGCCGCCGGTCAGGGCCAGCGTGTTGAGCTGCTCGTCGTTGGAGACGATGCCGCCCAGGTAGAAGTTGGCGAGTTCCGCCGTGCGCTGCTGCACGTAGGGGTTGAAGACATCGGGAACGATGATGTCGGAGATCTTCGTGGCTGCCATGGTTCAGGCTCCTGTTACTTGCCGGCCTCGGCTTTGAGCCGTTCGGCCAATTCGGGGTTTTCGCGCAGAATTCGCGCTTGCTCGGTGAGGTTGAGCGACTCTCTCGCCCACGGGTTCTTGCCGTTGGGTTTGCCACCCTTCGGCACATGCCCGGAGCCTCCCGCCCCGGCGGCTTTCAACAGGTGCGGCTTGGTTTGTGCCAGCCATGCCGCGCCTTCCTCGAGCGGAACGGTCTTGCCGTCCGCTTCAACCATCGGTGAGTCCTCTTCCCAGACCACGCGGGCCTTGAGGTAGTCACCCACCAGATCGGTGTCGAGAAACTCGTGCTTGCCCAGCGCGCGGGAGAGTTGCACGTCGAGCATCTGGCCGCGATAACGGCCGTCCAGATCCTTGATCTTTTCGTCACGCTCGGCCATATCGCGCTCCATGCGCTTGATCCGTGCCTGGTACTGCTTTTCGCTCTCGGCCGCGCCCTTGAGGTCGGGCAACTGCTCGAGGTCGTCAATCGACTCCAGCCCGAGGCGCTCCATCAGGTCGGCCTGAGTCTGTTTCAGTTTTTCGTTCTCGGTCTTGAGCGTCTTGCGCTTGTTGATCGACTCGTCGCGAGCCTGATCACGCTGGCCGGTGAGGTCGTCGACGTGCTTCTTGAGCGCGTCGAATTCCTCGGTGTCCAGCTTCTCTTTGAGTTGTTCCAGGTCCATTGCGGCCTCTCGCCTTTGATTGATGTTGCCATCCTCGCGCGCAGGCGTGTCATGCGCGGCCCGGAAATGAGGCAACAGCAGGCGAGGATGCGAGCAAGATCAGACGAGGCTCGCCCGATGCAGCTCACGACCGAACGATTCCAATTCCTGGCGGACGCCCTGCACGGCACGGGCGGATTCGCTGATGGCAGCTATCTCAAGCGCTACCCGCGGGAAGGAGACAGCAAGTACAACGCGCGCAAGGATCTGGCGTGGTACGCCAACCCGGTTCGCCGTGCGGTGTCACGGTTCGTCGGCCACATCGACAAGCGCCCGCCCATCCGGGCGCTGGAGAACCCGCTGATGGACGTGATCTCGGATGATTGCGATTGGCGGGGTAATTCGATCGGGGTGTTCTGGAACCACTTCATGATGGAAGCCAAGGCCCGCGGCACCATGCTCCTTCTCATCGACGCGCCGGCGGAGCTGCCAGCGAACCGGGCCGAGCAGGAAGACATGCGCGCCGCCCCTTACCTGGTGCCGATCCTTCCCGAGCACGTCGAGGAATACGAACTCGACCATCGCGGCCTGATCACCAGCGTCCGATATGCCGACACGATGGATCTCGACGGCGAGCGCGTGGATGTCTCGCGGGTGTGGGACACGGAAGGCTGGCGCGTGCTCAAAGGCGACGAGGTACTGCAAAGCGGCGAGCCGGTAACTATCGAACCGCCCAAGCCCAAGAAGTGGGAACCGGAAGGTGGGAGTTATTATGTTATGACTAATGGGGTTGTGGACAACGGCTTGCCGTCAACTGACGACACCCGTCTTTTTGGCACAGAATACCCAACCGAAGAACTAGCCCAACGCGCATCAAAAGTAATGCGCTCCCATAATCGACTGCTTGCCTATGTGCTTGAACATGCGCCTGACTGGGAGGCGGATTGGAGTGACACGAACCAAAAGAAATGGCGCATAATTTGGAACGAACGCGGAGATAAGTACCAAAATATTTTTAATATTCGGAGTCTTTTTTTGGGCACTGTTTACATGCCAGCGGAAGTTTCAAGAGAACTCGTAGACAAACTCAACTCCGGCGAGGTCGAGCTATGACTGACACGATGCTCATCGGGGTTCTGCGCGCCCCACACAACTCCATCAGCAAGCGCCTAGACGGCATGGAATGGAGCATGTTTCAGCAGTTGGTTGGGCACATGCAACAGGCAGCCGACCGGCTTGAGGGCGATACCCAAGCAATGGAAGGCATGGCACGGGAGATCGACGGACTAGGGCAGCGCATCGCCGAGCTTGAGCGGGAGCTAGCCCGCCGCCCGCTGGGAACAGATGAACCGGACCGCGCGGGGTGTGGCATGAGTGCGGAAACGAAGTGGACGCCCGGACCTTGGGTGGCCTTTCGCGGCCCAGCCTATTGGGAAGTGTCGCCAAAAGATCGGACAAGAGACATGCCTTTCACGGCCTGCGACGTTTGCTCGTTTGAACCTGGGAGCCCTGATGACGGCCTCCAAGAGGCAAACGCCAACCTGATCGCCGCCGCTCCTGACCTCTACGAAGCACTAGACCAAGCGGTCACTTCGATGCAAGACAGCGGATATACGAATGGCCACGCAGCAGTAAT